TTAAAATTGTATCTTTGGTTATGTTGCATTTTATATTCCACGCTACTCTATCGCCAAAAGATATTATCCCTGTTTGCATTTTTATATTAAATTATATAATTATTGTTTCATTTTTTATTTATATTAAAAAAAATATAAATAAACATTTAAGATATTATAATAATATGGAAACTAAATATTTAGAATTGTTAAATATTGTTAAATGTAAAGGAATCAAAAAAGAAACAAGAAATGGTATAACATATTCTTATTTTGGTCATCTCCTAAAATTTGATATTTCGAATAATATTTTTCCTCTAATTACAACTAAAAAAATGTTTTATAGAGGAATTGTAGAAGAATTATTATGGTTTCTAAGAGGTTCTTGTGATTCAAAAGAACTTGAAAATAAGGGTGTAAATATTTGGAAAGATAATTCTTCGCGAGAATATTTAGATAAAAACGGTTTTTTTGATTATGAAGAAGGCTATCTTGGTCCTATCTATGGATTTCAATGGCGATCTTTTAACGGTAAAATAGATCAATTAAAATATATTTTAGAAGAATTGCAAAAAACAAATAGTCGTCGTATTATAATTAATGCTTGGAATCCTTGCCAATTGTCTGAACAAGCCCTTCCGCCTTGTCACATTCTTTATAATTTCTTTAAATACAACGATAATGAAATATCGTGTATGATGTATATGAGATCAAGTGATTTATTTTTAGGATTACCTTTTAATATTGCTTCTACAGCATTATTGACTTATATTATTGCAAAAGTCAGTGGTTTAAAAGTTAAAGAAATAGCAATAAGCATTTGTGATGCTCATATTTATGAAGAACATTTAACTCAAATCGATACACAACTCAAAAGAACGCCATATTCATTTCCAACAATCAATATAAAGAAATCAATTGATTTGAATTTGTCAATTGAAGAAAAAATAAAATGGATTGAAAATTTAACTTTCGAAGATTTTGAATTAAATAATTATATTTCATATCCTGCAATTAAAGCGGTTATGAAATAATACCTATTTCACTCAAATAATTTGCATTATTTTTTAACTTAAGTGAAAATAATTGACCAGTATATTTGTCAGGTGATTTGATTATTTTTTTGATTTTAAACCATATACAATTATTATAAATAAAATAATTGTTATCATTTTGAGGAAATTTGATCATATAACTATTATTAATGTAATTTGCTGACAATAAAACACCTATTTTAAAATAAATATTTTTTAATTGAAAAAACAACGCTTTGTTTGTTGTATTAATAACAGTATTTAATTCTTCAAATCCTTCTATTATTTTTTTAATTTGTGTATATGACAAATTATTAATTTCAGTTATGGACAATAATTCAATATCATTTAAATTGAATTTAATCGTTGTTGTAATATTATTATTAAAAATTTCAAATGGAATATTATTAACTGTTAAATAATTAGTTAAAAAATCAATAGTGTTTTTATTTAAATTGTTATTCAAATAAAAAACAGATTGTTTTAATAATACTAAGCCTTGAAATCTATATTTATCATCTGTTGCAATTTCTTCGCTACTTTGATTATATGGAAATCCAATATAATCAAATTCAGTAATATTACTGACATTAACAAAACTAGGAGAACAAATGCGAGTATTATTTTCTATAAACTCTGGACAATCTTTAATTTTCAAATCATAAGGAATGTTTTGAATACAAAAAATTTTATTTGTTCCGCCTAAATAATAATTATCAATATTATGAAAGGTTTTTATTTTATACAAATAATAATTTTTAACATTAGTTTTAATTATTTCATCTATTTCAACATAGTCAGAATTATTCGTATAAATAAAATCTGCTTTTGTTAATTTGTCTATTCTTTTTATTCCATTATTTGTATAAATTAATAAATCTCCTCTTATCATTATTTTTATCATTAATTATATTTGTTTATATACATTTTTTTATGATACTTCATTTTCGCATCGTAAATCACTCCAAGGGATGCCACATATTTTAGAATATGCGCATCGCACATTATTGTTATTATTTGCGTGATCATAGGAAGCTAATAAAGCAGGATATATTTCATCACATAACATAGCTATATTAGATCTAGATGATTTAACATTTGCTCTATTAGCAATTGACGAGGGTCTTTGTGTAGTTTTATTATAAAGTTGAATTGTTGGTTTCATATTAGCATTTATATTATTCCTTATTTCAGTTGCACTGGTAGCAGCTGATGTAACATTATGAAATTCTATTTTAGCACCATCTAATATACTCTCTAAATTAGCTACAGTAGTACCAATAGTAGTACCAATATTACCATTTGTTTTATATACCATATTATATTTAGGTTCTAATTTAGCATTTGATGTTATTGTAATATCACCTAAATAAATTTTGCCAGTAGGAGCTACGGTTTTATTATAATATACATATAAATGTCTAGTTTTCAAATCTTCAGTATCTGCCTCACCTTGCACATTTATTCCTACATTAAATGCTTTTTCAGGTGTAAGTTCATTCCAATTTAAAATCATTGAATTTATATTTTCATATTGGGCAGAAGAAGCAGTAGCTAACCCATAATTAGTACTAGCAGTTGCTGCAGAGTTGTCATATTGCCAAGCAATAGGTGATAAAACATTAGGATTTTTGCTATATATATTAGAAGTGCTTAATATATCTTGTAATTGTGTTTTATCAGTATTTGTAAATTTATAGTTATTATGTAGATAACTTATTTCTTCTAGATTACTAAACACGTTAGTCATTATACTAGGACTATTTGTATTAATATAATTACCTATGGCTTGGTTTACTGAACCATCGACTCTAGTATATGTTGGATCAAAATAATTTAAATTAACATATAAATTTGCTAAATTACTATAGTTATTATAATCTGCCTCAAAACCAGCGCTTGTATTTAAATTATACATACCATTGTTTGAATCACCAATTGCACCAGTATTTACAATATTTGAAAAAATATTAGTATATCTCATACCTGTACCTGGAATATTAGATGATTTAAATAATTGTTTTTTATCATAAATTTTGTCATCCATAACACATTTATATTTGAATAAATATTTTGGATAGTTAGGATCAAATGCCTGACTTATAACATTATCATCAAGAATTTCGACTTTCCAATAATCAGGACAAGATATATTATCGTCCTTATCAATATTGGGAACAATTACAGGAACATATGAAAATATAAAATATAACATAAATAATATTATTAAAATTGTACCAACTATAAAAATTAATGTGAATGGCAAAAATCTGTTAAATAATATATCGCGCATTGCGCTATTGAAGGCTGTTGAAAATAGTAATATTAATGCGAATGCGCCATAAACAACACAAATTGCGACAGTTCCTTTGAACATATTCTTCTTTTTTTCTTCATTAATTGGTAATTTATCCTCAACAATACTTTTATCGTCGGTTTTTCTATATTCTATAGTATTAGTAGTTGGCATTTTTAAAATATATTCTAATTATACAAATGATTTTATTTCAAGTATTTTCGTGCCTTTTTGGGATGGCAATTGAGATCTTTCAAGAGGCATTGGTAATGTACTAACATTTTCTGTATATTTTAAATATTGTTCTATGTTTGTTATTATTTCATTAGAAGACCATTCAATTACCATATTATTTAATTTTTCGATTTGACTATCAATATTATTAGGTAAATTACGGCCATATTGTAAATAATATGATCTCATAATTATTAATAATTCTTGTTCGCTTTGTTTGCAAATAGCATATTTTCTAAAACTTTTATTATAAACTTCAGTTATAATATCATTTTGAAGTTTATCAATATTGTTTTTTGAGAAAAATTTAATAGACAATGGTGTATTTTCCAAATTCTGAGAAATAGAACTAGAATTATTTTCACTTAAAATAGATTCTTTAATTATTTTAGTGGAACCTTTAATTTTTTCAAGAATATCAACACGACCGTTTTTAATATTATCAGGAATCCAAATATCATTAAAATCTATATCCATAATCTTTTTATCTTCTTATTTTATAGAAAAGATAATGAATAATTTTTTATATACGACAAAATCATTAATCAAAGTTTTTGATTTAAATATTGATAGAAGCGATGTTAAAACAGTCTATAGTTTACTTGTAAAAAAATTAGAAACTTTGGTTTTTAATGTTATTTCCATTGCTGCGATTATTTCTTTAATTAATAATTCATCAACCATACAAAAAGAAGCTGTAGAATTAGTTAAAGCTTATATTGCCGATAAATGTAGTAATTTTGTTAAAGGGGGTACTTCTTTACCATCCGAGTATTTTGGAGCTACTAATTCTAGTTATAGTGAAAATAATATAACTAATGATGTTTTAGGCGTCGATTTTTCAGCAGGAATATTACGTCATCAAATAGGTGGCGGAGGTTATAAGCGTTTTAAATTACATAAAGAAGATGAAAAAATTTTAGTTGATAATGTCAAAAAAATATGTAAATATTATAATCTCAAAATTTCAAATAGCGTTATAAAAATGCTATTAGATATTATTATAGATAATATGGAATGTTTATTTAATTATCTTAAATCAATAAAAAAACCGGTCACTACATCAATAATTAAAAAAATGATAAATATAAATAAAAAATTCGAAATATTCAAATAATGGTGATATATACAATTGACGGTAATATTGGATCTGGTAAAACAACTATTTTAAATTATTTGCACAAATATAAAAACATTCAAATTGATTTAGAACCTGTAACAAAATGGAAGCCATTTCTTGACAATATTTATTTATCTAAAACAGGTTATTTTAATTTTCAAATTAAGGTATGGCTTGATAGAGCGTGGATCCAAGAAAAAGACAATAATTCTATTATTTTTATGGAACGAAGTCCTTATTTTATTAGAAATACTTTTAATAAAAATGATTACATTAATAATAATATAAATAAAGATGAATATACGGTAATTAATGAATTATACCAAAAAACTGATATAATTTGGAAATCAAATTATTATATTTATTTGCGCTCATCTCCTGAAAAATGTTTAGACCGGATTAAAACAAGAGGTAGGGAAAATGAAATGACATTAGATATCGATTATATTAATGCTATTCATAATTTACACGAAGAAGCTTATAATGAACTAATAAAAACAAGCGATAATGTAATTTTAATTGATGTGGAAAACAAAACTATTCAAGAAATAGTTGAAGAAATTTTAGCTAATTTTTCCGATACTTAACAATTGCTTTAGTGCTAATATGCCAGCGACGATTACTATCTTCTCCTGTTATTCCTATAAGTAATTTAACTTTGATATAATTCGCAATGTGCAAATCTGCAACAATATAATTTGACGGTTCTATAGTAACATTATAAATTGATACGATTTCTTCAATATTATCCATCAATTTATCTATAATATATTCTTTTTGTTCTTGAATAGTTTCAAATTCTTCTTCGTCTGTTGATCTTATTTGAACATATTCAATAACTTCTTCCACGCTGTTACTTTTAATATAGTTTTTAATAATTTCACAAGCAGTGTCCATTATGATATTAATATATAAATCTTTATCATTTTTTATATTATAATTATTTAAATAAAAACTATTTTCAAATTCCTAAGCCTATATCGTTTTTGCCATTCTCATAGTCCTGTTAGTATTATTTTTATAAAAAGAACAAAAACGATATTTTTGCTCTTTTTTTCCAACAACAACTAAATTTTAGAATATAATCGTCTCAAGTTCAACAACCCAATAATCATATGACCTGCTGTTCGTGTATACGTGTATAGATATTTTCACTATCATATGATCTGCAACAACTAAATCAGCAAGATGACTGTTAAACGGACCTTCGAGAACATTGGTGATAGCCGAAACTTCCTCAATTCTATTCAAAGCTTCAAGAATATAATCTCTTTCTTCGATAAGAGTAGCGAAATCTTCATTTTCACCAACATCAATATAGCTTATATCGCTTTCGAGGCTATTGCCTTTGATATACTCTTTGACGAATTGGCAAACTTCTTCCATTTTGGAACTTGTCACGATTAACAATTATGAATTATCAAATCAATTTTTACTATTAATATAAATAATTGATGCAAATTTATTTTATTATAAATGCCAAAAAATTATTGACATTTTCAAAGAAATCTTCAGTGGATAACTACTGTGCCAAGATTGATAAACCAGGCATTTCGTAATTCACAGATATATCCATACCTATTTTTGTAATAAAACAACACAAGACCTATTTCGTCGTTAATATCAATAATGGTAATATCATCCTTAAAAGTTTCTCTTAATGTTCGAACAATATAATTATTGATAGCAACATTGCCGCCAATATAATAATCATCATTTTCAGCTAAATCTTGTTTGAAATAGGTATAATGTGACAAGACATAATTATTGTGTTTCATATAATGGCATATGCTATTCATTTTGAATATAATTTTAGTATGAATAATAAGAAATCAATTTTTAATAATTATACAATTAAAATTAACAAAATAAAAAAATGATATAAATAATTTTGCAATAATTTATAATATGACTACTGAGACTGATAAAAAATACAAAAAACATGAACTTAGAACACATATTTATAGTCGTCCGTCTATGTATATTGGTACGATTGACCCATTTACAATCGACACTTATATTATAGATGATGATGAAAAAATAATTAAATCAAATATTACTTATATACCAGGATTATTTAAAATCTTTGATGAAGCTATAGTAAATGCTATAGACCATTCAGTTAGAACAAGAAGTGATGAAACGAATACAAACATTGTTAAGAATATTAAAGTAAATATTGATAAAGAAACTGGAGTAATTGAAATTTTTAATGATGGTATGGGAATAGAAATTATTAAACACAATGAATATGAAGTATGGATACCTGAATTAATTTTCGGTGAATTATTGACATCTTCTAATTATAATGATGATGAAATACGAGTTGTTGGTGGTGTCAATGGCTTAGGAATTAAATTAACAAACATATTTTCGAAATCTTTCGTTATTGAAACGATTGATAGTACTCGCAAAAAGATTTATAAACAGGAATTTAAGGAAAATTTGACTATCAAAGAACAACCAGAAATTAAAAGTTGTGCTAAAAAATCATATACAAAAATAACCTTCAAGCCTGATTATGAAAAATTCGGATTATCTAATATTACTGATGATATTTATAAATTGTTCAAAAGAAGAGTTTATGATGTTTCAGCGTGTACTGATCCAACTGTAAATGTTTATTTCAATGATAAAAAGATTAATATCAAAGATTTTGAAAAATATTGTGATTTATTTCTAGATACTAAAACAATACAACCAAGAGCGTATGAAAAAGTAAATGACAGATGGGAAGTAGTAGTTGCCATAAGTAGAACAGGTAATTATGAACAAATATCATTTGTTAATGGTATCAATACAATTAGAGGCGGTAGACACGTTGAATATATAACAAATGCAATTACAAAAAAATTGGTTGATATGACTTTAACTAAAAAGAAAAAGACGATTAAACCACAACATATTAAAGAAAATTTATTTATATTTGTGAAATCAACGATTGAAAATCCTACTTTCGACAGCCAAACTAAAGAGACATTAACAACGCTAGTAACAAAATTTGGTTCAAAGTGTGAATTGACTGATAAATTTTATGATAAATTATATAAATCTGGTATTATCGAATTAGCATTATCTGCAACAGAAGTAGTAGAACAGAAAAAATTGGTTAAAACTGATGGTAAGAAAGTCAATAAAATTATAGTTCCTAAATTAGACGATGCAAATTTAGCAGGTACTAAAGACAGCAAAAACTGTACTTTAATTTTGACAGAAGGAGATTCAGCAAAAACAATGGCTATTTCCGGTTTGAGTGTAGTAGGAAGAGATAAATTCGGTGTATATCCTTTGAAAGGTAAAATAATCAATGTTAAAGATATTAGTTTACAAAAGATTTCAGATAATAATGAAATCACAAATCTTAAAAAAATATTAGGATTAGAACAAAATAAAGATTATTCAAAAGGAATTGATTCATTAAGATATGGCAAAATTATGATTATGACAGATCAGGATCACGATGGAAGCCATATTAAAGGATTATTATTCAATGTCTTCCAGACATTATGGAATTCTTTATATAAATTTGATGGTTTTCTAACATCGATGCTAACTCCTATTATTAAAGCTACAAATACTTCAACAAAAGAAGTTATATCTTTCTATAATATGAGTGATTATGAAAATTGGTTAGATACGATTGATAAAAAAAGTTCTTGGAAAATTAAATATTACAAAGGGCTCGGTACTTCAACTGATCAAGAAGCAAAAGAATATTTCAAAGAAATGAAACAAATTACTTACAAATTTACAGCAGAATCTGATATTTCTATTGATTTAGCTTTCAATAAAAAACGAGCAGACGACAGAAAAAAATGGTTATCTACTTATGATAAACAAGATGTATTAGATTATACTCAAACTAGTATTTCTTATGAAACATTTATTAACAAAGATTTGATTCACTTCAGTAATAGAAACTTAGAAAGGGCTATTCCTCATATTTGTGATGGACTTAAGGAAAGTACAAGAAAGATATTATTTGCGTGTTTAAAACGAAATCTTTATAATACGGAAATCAAGGTTGCACAACTTGCTGGTAATGTTAGCGAAGTTACTGCTTATCATCACGGCGAAAATTCATTACAAGAAGCTATTATTGGTATGGCACAGATATTTGTAGGAACTAATAATATTAATCTACTTGAACCAAAGGGTCAAATGGGAACTAGAATTAGTGGTGGTCAAGATTCGTCTTCTCCTAGATATATATACACATTATTATCTAAATTAACTAAATTAATTTTCAAGGAAGAAGATAATACAGTATTGAATTATTTGGATGAAGATGGCTTATCAATTGAACCAGAATATTATATTCCTATTATTCCTATGATATTGATTAATGGTGGTATCGGTATTGGAACTGGTTATTCAACAAACATACCGCAATTTAATCCTGAAAATATTATTAATATTTATTTGAATATCATTAATAATATTGATACTTCTATTGGAAAGATATTATCATCTGAAGATATTGAAAAGGCATTAAAATTGGTTGAAGAAATGGAAATAGATGAATTGTTTCCTTATTATCTAGGGTTTAAGGGTGAAATAGTGAAAAACGATAAAGGTAATTATACGAGCAATGGTATTTACAAATGGATTAATGACACGACGGTTGAAATTACTGAACTACCAGTAGGAACTTGGACAGAAAATTATAAAGAATATTTAGAACAATTGATAATAAACAATAATAAATATTTAAAATCATTTGAAAATCATTATACTGCAAAGAATGTTAAATTCATATTAAAATTAAATGATGATTGCAAAACAGAATTAGAATCAAAGTTTTTGAGTGAATTTAATCTGACATCACCTAAAAACTTGAGTTTAAATAATATGCATTTATTTTCAGTAAAAGGAGCTATTAAGAAATATAACACAACAACTGAAATTATCAAAGAATGGTGTATTACAAGACTTTATAAATATTATGAGAGAAAAGAGAGACAATTAGAAATATTAACAGAAGATTATAACATTATGTCAGCAAAGATTAGATTTATTACAGATATTATTAGCGGAAATATTATTATTATGAATATCAAAATAAAAGAAATCGAAGACCAATTATCAAAAGCTGATTATTATAAACATAACGATAATTATGACTATTTGCTAAAAATGCCTATTTCGCAATTGACATTAGAAAAAAAAGAAAACTTAGAAAATGAAGTATTGAAACTTAAAAATAAAATAGAGCAATTAAAAGATATGTCTATTATTAAAATCTGGGAATCGGAATTGGAAGAACTTTTAGCAGAATGGAATAACCATAAATCAATGATTGAAGAAGATTATATGAATGATTTAAAAGGTGATGTAGTTAAAATGACAGCTAAACGAGGCGCCCCAAAGAAAAAGTAATTAAATCATCTATAGCCCATTTATTAAAATTGGTTCCATAATATTTCCATTTAAAAGGTAATATTAAACTTTGATATTTTTGTAATTTTATAGCTATAATTTTATCATCTGGATTTGGATTCGTTTTTTTTATTTCTGCTTTATAAATAATAATTTCAGTATCTTCAGATGCATTTATAAATAAATATTTGTGTCTATTTTGTATCCAATCATTTGAAATGTCATAATCTTGATATTTAAAATTAAATTTAAACCAACTATCAATAATTTCTTTTGGATTTTGTAAATGATCAGTTATAACTATTGGTTGTCTTAATGCCAATGAAGTTAAATTAAAAGTATCTATTTCTGTTTGTAATATTGATACTTCTTTTGGGAAAATATAATAACACGATCCGTAAATAATTATACAGCAAATAATTATTAATAATAATTTCATTTATTTATATTAAATAGAAAAATATGGTAAAAAAAACAGCAGCAAAGAGAAGAATAAAAGGTGGTAATAAAACAACTGATATTTTAGGTCCATTTATTCCACAGTCTTTATATGAATTAAAAAATATTGATCCTGAAAAACATAAATTGGAAAAATTAGAAGAAAGTTATGAGAATAAACAACGCGAGACTGATAATAAACTTGCAGAACTAAAATCACGATTCAAACTTATGGAAGACGTTGCTAAACAGAATAAAGAAGCAGCGTTAAAAGTAGATATATTTAACTTAGATAAAAAAGATAAATCAAACAAATTTAATCTAGAACTTGCTAAATATGGTACAAATATTGTATCAGCGACTTTT